GATTAATTATTGATGATCCTCACTCAGAGCAAGATGCCCTCAACATGACTGCTTTAGAGAGAGCTTATGAATGGTATACTTCAGGTCCACGTCAGCGTTTGCAGCCAGGAGGAACTATCGTCTGTGTAATGACGAGATGGAACACAAAAGATTTAACAGGAATGTTATTACAACATCAAAAGGAAGCTAAAGCAGATCAGTGGGAGTTAATCGAGTTTCCAGCTATCATGCCATCGGGCAAACCGGTCTGGCCTGAATATTGGAAAGTCGAGGAGCTAGAGACTGTTAAAGCATCATTATCAATTGGTAAGTGGAACGCACAGTGGATGCAAAATCCAACTTCTGAAGAAGGTGCAATTATTAAACGAGAATGGTGGAAGAAATGGACAGCAGATTCGATGCCGAAGTTAGAGCATGTGATACAATCTTACGATACAGCTTTTATGAAGAAGGAAACAGCGGATTATTCTGCTATTACTACTTGGGGTGTCTTTAGAGAAAATGAAGATAAACCTGCTAGTTTAATATTGGTAGATGCTATAAAAGATAGATGGGAGTTTCCAGAATTAAGACGAGTTGCTAAAGAGCAGTACGATTACTGGCAGCCAGAAACTGTTTTGATTGAAGCAAAGGCATCAGGATTACCTTTGACTTATGAATTAAGAAATATGGGAATACCGGTTATTAACTTTACACCATCTAAAGGAAATGATAAACATACTCGTGTTAACTCGGTCGCACCGCTATTTGAGAGCGGAACGATATGGGCGCCCACTAATAAAAACTTTGCACATGAGGTTATTGAAGAATGTGCAGCGTTTCCTTATGGGGATCACGACGATCTTGTTGACAGTATGACTCAAGCTGTTATGAGATTCAGGCAGGGAGGGTTGATTCCTCACCCTGAAGACTATAAGGATGAGAAGATTACAAAAACTAAGAGGGTTTACTACTAATGACTTCAAGAATAAAATTTTTAATTTCTTTAGGAAACTTAATAAAAAACGGAGCTGTTAAAACAGTAAAACAAGCAATGGATTTTGCAGAACAACAGTTTGGCAAAATAGATAAATCTTTTACTGACGATATAATAAACGTTTTTAAGAAAGAAGGTAAGACTAAAAAAGGTGATGTGGTGCCTATTAAAAAACAAGAAAGCCTTGTTAGAAGACCTGAAGAGTTTGCTACTAGAAAAGAGTATGAGAGGTATTTAGACGAAACATTAGGACCACCTGATGAGGTTTTTGGAAATCCATTGAAAGAAGATTTGTTAAAAGAATGGGATAAAGTAAAAGCTAAAGACGTTACTCCTAAAGAAGGCATTGTGGCAACTGATGAGGCTACAGAAATCGTTAAGAAAAGAACTGATGATATAGCAACGGGCGATCCGACTGGAGAGGTTGATGAAGGTATCGAGAGTCTAGGGACTAACATGAAAAAATTAAGAGAAGCAGTAGAAGAATTAAAAAAAGTTTCTCAAGACACTACTCCTGGAGGCATAATGAAAGAAATTCTAAGAGGTCAAAAGGTAATGGCAGAAAACTATAAGACAGGAAACATTAGAACTGCTTTAAGACAATTTATGCGAACCGAAGCAGACGCTGGTAGATTGAAGTTAAAAAAATGGGATAATGAAGCTCTTAAAGTTTATGGACAGACAACTGAATCAGATCCAATACAAATATTTAGAAGATACTATGGTGAAGATGCATTAGAAGCAGTGGATGAGATTGGAGATGTATTTAGACAAGGTGAAAGTTTTAAACATTATGAAGAACTATTAAGAAAAAATGTTGATTCAAAAATTCTAACTCCTAAGACAAAAGGTCTTGGTGAGTATGATCCAAATGTTTTAACTCCAAAACAGGAAAACGAATTTAGAAAGCAGCTTTTAAAAGAACAAGAGCAAAAACAGATGCTGGAAGATTTTGACATCGATCCAGACAGGCAACCAAACGCCCACGGTGGAATAATAGGTAATTTGCATTTGAATAGAACTGGTTTTAAAATAGGTAGTGTACCAAAAGGTTTTAAATTAGCAAAAAAAATTAGAGATTCAAAAGAGTATAAAGATTTTATTGAAAAATTATTTCTTAAAGCATCTACTATGATTAGAAGAGGCGAAGGATTGTTTAAAGATTTAACTCAATCACAAAAAATTACTCAACACGATAATCTTACTAAGGAAGCTGTAAATTATCAAAAGACAGGAGAACTTCCTGAAAGTGTATATCAATACTTTGGAATGAATCCAGAGCATACATATGTTAAAAAATTAATAAAAATGGAAGAAGCAAATGTTGCAGCATTAGAAAAAAGTAGAGAAAAAGTTAGAAATTTTAAAAAACTACAAGAATTTGATCCAAGTGGCAGAAAACCAAACGTTGACGGCGGCTTAATCGATATATTGAAAATATAATGAAGATTCACGAATACAATGAGATGATGGCGTATCTTACGCGTCCGGCAGTTAATAGAACTGGATTTAGTCAAGGTACTAAGAAAGTAGCTGGTCTAATGGAAGAATACTATGGATCAGATCGATTAAAATATCAAGAAGCAGTTAAAAATGGTTTTCAAGGAACCTTTGAAGAATACCTTCAATGGATGAGAAAGAACGCTGCTCAAGGCGGAGTTATAGGCGAAGGTGGAATGTTCCAAGGTGAAGACATGGGATACAGGACTGGGTTTGCTAGACCAATAGCAACAGAAGGACCAAGTGCGTATATAAGAGAAGTTTTAGGAAAACTTCCTAAAGGAAGTAAATTTGATGCTGAAGCTCTTGCAAGAGAAATAATAGAAAAATTTCCAGATTCTTCAAAAAGTTTTATAGATAAAAGAGATGGAAGTATTTCAACTTCTACAATTCAGAAAGTTATTAAAAGAGACAAAACAATTATACGGGTACAGAATTTTATAGATGACTTTATAAAAACAAATGAAAGAAATCCAACTGTTGGAGAAGTAAAAATTGGTGCACAAACAGATTCTACACAATTAGCAAAATATAAAGAAGCTGGAAAAATTACAGGCGTGCAGGATACAGTTTTTGATGCACATAAAATAGCTATTGACTATTTAAACAATACAAAAAACCCAACAATAAAAGAGCTTCAAAAATTAATAGGTAATGCACCAGTTAAAAATGCAGAAACATTATTGAGTAATATGTATTTAAGAACATTAGAGGCTATGAGAAACAGAGCCGCTGGTATTGAACAACCAAGGTCTGTTTATAAAGATTTTTCAATTAAAGAGCTGGACGCTTTAAAAAGAAAAGTTAGAGCAGTTCCAGGTTATAAAGATATATACTCAAGACAAATAGAAGATTTAATTTCAGAAGCTTACAAAAATCAACCTAAAAAATTAGAAACAGCTTTAAAGAAAATTGGTAAATATAAAAAATTAAATGAAGAACTTAGAAAAATAGGCGCTGGTTTAGAATTAGATCATCCTCTTTCATACGATTTTATAAAAAAAGCAAAGGGAGGAGCAGACCCTGAAGAATTAATTAGAGTTAAACCTATACCAGAACGAGTTAATATATTTAAAAAATCTTTGGATGAAAAATTAGTAGAAATATCAAAAAGTTTAAAAAAGAATCCAGGTGATAAAGCAGCTTTAAGTTTATATCAAGATGTACAATCTATTGCTTCTGATATAGGAATAAAGGTAGGTAAAATATCTAAAGCTGGAAATATTATATCGATACAAGCAGCAAAAGCAGGAGATGTGCCTTTACTACCAGATGTTAAAAAAGGAGCAGCAATACAAAACGCATTTAGAGAATTTGTAAAAGGAATTAAGAACGATCCTAGAATAAAAAGACTTGGAATAAATGTAAATAGGTTAGCTGACCTTGCAAAAGCAAAAGCTGTAGATTCAAAAGAATATTTAAAAGTTGTAGATGATTTTATACTTAAGTATGGAAAGCTTGGTATTGTTCCAATAGGCGCCTATGGAGTTTATAAAGCAGCTGGTTTTGATACACCTACTCTGGCTGGTGAAACAGGACAAATGCCTCAAGGTTCTCCTGGACAGTTAAGTGAAGATGAAGAAGGATTAAGCCTTGGAGAAAAAGCAACTATCGGAGCTGGAGCAGCAGGAGCATACGCAGCAAGAAAACCACTTATGAAAGCAGCAGGTAAGACTTTGAAAACAGTAGCAAGTCCATTAGGAGCTGTAGGGTTTGCAGGTTGGACTATTGCAGATAATTTAAGAGAAGGAAAAAGTTTACCAGATTCTGTTGTAGACAAATGGGTAGGAGTAGAAATGTTGTTTCCTGAAATAGCAAAACAAGCTTCTGCAAGAGCAGGTTCTTTAAAAGGAATGGAAAAACTTGGTGGAGTTGCAGATAAAATTTTAAAACTTGGTAGAGTTGGAAGAATGTTTACACCTGTAGGTGCAGCACTTACTACAGCTGGATTAGCAAAAGATTATTATAGATGGGCTAAAGATGAAATAGCAAGATTAGAGAAAATGGAACCTGACGAAAGAAAAGCATATAACGAAATGATGATGGACGAAACAGCTATGTATGAACAAGGCGGCCGTGTAGGTTTTGACAAAGGATCAAAACCAAAGAGTCCAGGTAGAAGAACTTTCTTAAAAGGAATAACTGCTCTTGCAGCATTACCTATCGTTGGAAGATTTTTTAAACTTACTGATGTTGCAAAACAAGCATCTACTTATGCAGGTCCAACAATAGAAAAAATTAAAGGCATGCCAGAATGGTTCCCGTCGCTCGTTAAAAAGCTCTGGAACGAAGGTGAGGATGTAACTAAACAAGTGGCTTTTAAAGATAGACAAGTTGTTAAAAGAGGAACACTTGAAGGTGGTGATGATGTGGACATGATTTACGATTTAGATACTGGAAATGTAAGTATAAATGTAACCCCTAAAAAAGGAACATATGAAACAACAAGCGGAGCTTACAACAAAGAGTATGGATTAGATTATACAAAAGGTCAGGCAGATGAAATGACAAAAGGTAAAAAACCACCGGATGAATTTGAGGTTGCTGAATTAGAGGGAAGAGCTGACCCAGATGCTATGGACGTAGATTGGGAAGGTAAGATGACAACTGTAGATGATGCAATAACTGATTTAACAGAACTTGAAGCATTTGCTAAAAATAAAACAACTAAACAAATTCATAAGAAAAAAGGGACTAAGCCGAAAGACGTATTCCCTGATTATGATTATGATCCACTTGATGACTACTAAAAAATTAACAACCACAGTACCCCCTAAAAGAGGGCCTAATCCACAAGGGTTGAATATTCCCTCAAAACAAGTTAAGAACGTAATAATATCGGAGAAAATAAATGGCAGAAATAGACAAGTCTTTACCCAATACAGTAAGGCAAACAATAAACATTCCTAGTCCAGAAGAAGTAGCAGTAGCAGAACAGGAAGTTCAACAAGATGTAAAAAACCCTGTTGATGTACAACAGAATGAGGATGGCAGTGTAGATATAAATTTTGACCCTATGTCAATGAACCCAGGGCAAGATCAAGGTCATTATGCAAATTTAGCAGAATTATTACCGGATGATGTTTTAGATAAATTAGGAAGTAAACTTCATCAAGATTATTCCGATTACAAAACTTCAAGAAAAGATTGGGAAAGAGCTTACACAACTGGATTAGATTTATTAGGATTTAATTATGATGATAGATCAGAACCATTTAAAGGTGCAAGTGGTGCAACTCACCCAGTACTTGCTGAAGCTGTAACTCAGTTTCAAGCTTTAGCTTACAAAGAATTATTACCAGCAGAAGGACCAGTTAGAACTCAAATAATTGGATTACCTACACCTGATAAAGAACAACAGTCTCAAAGAGTTAAAAATTTTATGAACTATCAATTGATGGATCAGATGAAAGAATATGAGCCTGAATTTGATCAGATGTTGTTTAATTTACCATTAGCTGGATCAACATTTAAAAAAGTTTACTACGATGATTTAATGCAAAGAGCAGTTTCTAAATTTGTTCCTGCAGACGATATTGTAGTACCTTATACTGCAACTTCATTAGATGATTGCGAAACTATTATTCATAGAGTTCGTATGACAGAAAATGATTTAAGAAAGCAACAAGTGGGTGGTTTCTATAGAGACATAGAAGTTAATCCAAATTTCTTAAATGAAACAGAAGCAGAGAAAAAAGAAAGATCTTTAGAAGGTGTTTCTAAAGGAAGAGACGATAGAATGTTTAGCATTTTAGAGTGCCACACTGATTTAGATTTAGATGGCTTTGAAGATGTTGGACAAGATGGACTACCAACAGGAATAAAAATTCCTTACATTGTAACTTTAGAAGAAGGTACAAGAAAAATTTTATCTATTAGAAGAAACTATGAAGTTGGTGATCCAATGAAAAAGAAAATTAATTATTTTGTTCACTTTAAATTTTTACCAGGACTAGGTTTCTATGGTTTTGGTTTAATACACATGATTGGTGGACTATCAAGAACAGCAACAGCTGCATTAAGACAACTGTTAGACGCTGGAACCTTGTCAAACTTACCTGCCGGATTTAAGATGCGTGGAATCAAAATGAGAGACGAAGCGCAGTCAATCCAACCTGGAGAATTTAGAGATGTTGATGCTCCTGGTGGAAACTTAAAAGATGCATTTATGATGCTTCCATTTAAAGAACCATCACAAACCTTATTACAACTTATGGGTGTCGTGGTATCTGCAGGACAAAGATTCGCATCCATTGCGGACCTGCAAGTAGGAGACGGGAACCAACAAGCAGCAGTGGGCACGACAGTAGCTATGTTGGAAAGAGGATCGAGAGTTATGTCTGCGATCCACAAAAGATTATATGCTGCGATGAAAAAAGAATTCACATTACTTGCAAGAGTTTTCAAGTTATATCTACCTCCGATTTATCCGTATGATGTTGTTGGAGGACAAAGGCAAATTAAGCAAATGGACTTTGACGACAGAGTAGATATATTGCCAGTTGCAGATCCAAATATTTTCTCTCAAACTCAGCGAATTTCCCTCGCTCAAACGGAGCTGCAATTGGCTACCTCAAATCCACAGCTTCATAACCAGTATGAGATTTATAGAAACATGTATGAAGCGTTGGGTGTTAAAGATATTGACTTAATATTGAAAAAACCACCTCAACCGATGCCAAAAGACCCTGCATTGGAGCATATTGATGCTTTAGCAGGTTTACCGTTCCAAGCTTTCCCTGGACAAGACCATAGAGCGCACATTACGGCTCACTTAAACTTTTTAGCGACAAATATGGTAAGAACAGCACCAATGGTTATGGCTTCTGTTGAAAAAAATTGTCTAGAACACATAAGTTTGATGGCACAAGAGCAAATTGAACTAGAATTTAAGGATGAATTGCAACAATTAGCACAAATGCAGCAAATGGCGCAACAAAATCCGCAAATTCAGCAACAAATAGCACCTTTACAGCAAAAAATTGAAGCTAGAAAAGCCGTTTTAATCGCTGAAATGATGGAAGACTTCAAAAATGAAGAGAAAAAGGTCACTTCGCAGTTTGATCACGATCCAATTGCTAAATTAAGAGCTAGAGAGCTTGATATTAGAGCAATTGACAACGAACAGAAGCGAAAAGAGGCTCAAGAGAAGCTAAATATCGATAAAATGAAGGCTATGATGAATCAAGGAATTCAAGAAGATAAATTGGATCAAAATGAAGAATTAGCCGAATTAAGAGCCGATACTTCAATTGAAAAACAAGAAATGGCGAATGAAAACAGATTAACACTCGCTAGAATGAAACCAAGACCAAACGGGAGGACATAATGGCATTTCCAATTTTAGGTGCGCTTAAATTAGCAATAAACGCTGGTTCGCACATATATAAGAAAAAACAAGAGACAAAAATGGCTATGGCGGACGCACAGCACATGGCGGCTACAAAAATGGCTCGTGGCGAAACAGAATACGCAGGAAAATTACTTGAAGCAAGACAATCGGACTGGAAAGACGAGTTCGTTTTGGTCGTCCTAACGCTGCCCATTTTGGTGATCGCATATGGGGTCTTCTCGGACGATCCGGGTGCGGCTGCAAAGATAAAAGAGTTTTTTGAGCAATTTCAGCAACTGCCGTCATGGTTTACAAATTTATGGATACTTGTCGTGGCGTCAATTTATGGTATAAAGGGAACGCAAATATTTAAGGGAGGAAAAAAATAATGACGTTATCAAAAAAACAAAAAGTAATAGCATCAAAAGCTGGTGATCCAAATAAAATTGATGCACCAGATTTTAAAGTATTAAGAGAAGGAAAAGACATGGGCGGAATGATTGATAAAAGATCTCCTTTTAGAGGGGGCGGTATCGCTTACGCAGGCGGTGGAAAAGCAATGAAGAGAGGAAAAATATAATGCCAGGAAAAGAAATTAAAGGAAGAAGTAAAAGAGCAAACTATCGTCATGGTGGAAGAATAGAAGCCAAAGATGGTTTGTGGGCTAACATTCATGCTAAACGTAAGAGAATAGAAGGAGGCAGCGGTGAGAAAATGAGAAAACCAGGATCTGAAGGCGCACCAACTGCTAAAGCATTAAAGGACAGTCAAACATAATGTATTCAATAATTGGAAAAAAAGGTGGAAAAACTGTCGGCATAGGCCGAGGTGGAAAAAACCTTATTAAAAAAAGAAAAAAAGTATCTACTGGTGGCTACATAGGTAAAGCTATTAGAAGTGAGTATGGCGGTGTTAAATTATCTAATCCATCATATGAAAAATATTACAAAGGAATGATTTAATGCCAGGAGCAGCTTTAAGAGGATTTGGAAGAGCTTATTTAAAAAATGGGGGTTCTCCTGCGTGGACTAGAAAAGAAGGCAAATCTGAATCTGGTGGATTAAATGAAAGAGGACGTAGGTCTTATGAAGCAGCTAATCCAGGATCTGATTTAAAAGAACCACAACCAGAAGGTGGAGCAAGAAAGAGATCGTTCTGTGCTAGAATGCGTGGAATGAGAAAAAGACAAAAACCTAGTAATAATACTGGTGACGATAGATTATCAAAAGCTTTAAGAAAGTGGAAGTGTTAAGTGGACCCATTAGTAGTCGTTGCTAAATTACAAAAAGTTTTACAACAAAATCTTCAAAGAATTGGTGACGCCATGATTACTGGTGGTGTTGACAATATGGAAAAATATCAGTATATGTTAGGACAAGCACGTGCATATCAGTATGCGCTTCAGGAAATCTCTAACCTGCTAAAACAGAAGGAGCAAGAAAATGAACAAGGAAACATTATCGACATCGGAAAAGGAAATTCCAAAACATAGGAACGCACTTTCAGAAAAATACGAAGAAGCTAAAAAAATTGGTCAGGAAGCTGAACCATTAAATCCAGAAAATATTCAAAAACAAAAAGAGCAATTACCTGAACCATCAGGTTGGCGACTACTTGTGTTGCCATTTACACCTAAAGAAAAAACTAAAGGTGGAATTTTAATTGCACAAGAATCATTAGAAAAATTACGTATCGCAACTAATTGCGGTTATGTATTAAAAGTAGGACCGTTGGCCTACTATGACAAAGAAAAGTTTCCAACGGGACCGTGGTGTAAAAAAGGTGATTGGGTTATTTTTGCACGTTACGCAGGATCAAGACTACCCATTGAAGGCGGTGAAGTACGCTTGTTAAATGACGATGAGGTTTTGGGTAAAATAGATAACCCAGAATCCGTACTTCATAATATATAATCATAGGAGGAACTATGCCAGAAGACAAAGAACCAAAAACAGTTGACATAGATACATCTGGCCCAGGTGCTGATGTTGAATTACCAGAAGAAAAAGTAACTGAAACTACAGAGGTACAAAATGAAACTGTTGAAGATAGTCCTAAGTCCGATGACACATCTGAGAAATCTGATGTCAAGTCTGATGTTCAGGAAAGCAAACAAGAAGAAACGAGTGACGAGAAACAAGAAACTAAGGAAGAAGAGAAACCAAAAGAAGAACTAGAACAATACAGTGAAGGTGTTCAAAAAAGAATTGCTAAGTTAACTAAAAAGTGGAGAGAAGCCGAAAGGCAAAAAGAAGCTGCTTTAGATTTTGCTAAAGGAGTTCAGACTGAACATCAAACTTTAAAAACTAGAATGGCTAAACTAGAGCCAAGCTATGTAAACGCGGTTGAGAATAAAGTTAATTCAGGAATGCAAGCTGCTAAAGCTACGCTTATAAAAGCTAGAGAAGCAGGAGACATTGATGCCGAAGTAGAAGCACAAAAAGAAATTGCTAGACTTGGAATGGAAGAAGTAAGAGTTAATAATCTTAAAAATAAACTTTCAGAACAAAAAGAAACGGAAGTAAAAACTCCATCTTTAGATCAAAGACTTCAAACTCCACCATCGGATCCAAAAGCTGAAGAGTGGGCAGAAAAGAACGAATGGTTCGGAAAAGACTCTGCTATGACTTACACAGCATTTGACCTACATAAGAAACTAGTTGACGAACAGGGTTTCGACCCTAAATCAGATGAATATTATGCTGCGATAGACAAGCAAATGAGACTTGACTTCCCGCATAAGTTTGATAGAAAAGAGTTATCGGAAGGTTCGACCAAACCGACACAAACAGTAGCGTCAGCGACGCGAAGTGTAAAACCTGGTCGCAATACCGTGAGACTCACATCATCTCAGGTAGCAATCGCTAAAAAATTGAATGTGCCACTTGAAGAATATGCGAAACAATTAAAAATCACGAAGGAGGCATAAGCATATGCAAAACGATAAAATAAAAAC